CGTGCAAGGCTTTGAGGCTTGGTAGTAGCTGACGGAGAGACTAGGAACACAACCTTAGCGGCTGCTGCACTACCCTCAACCATGCTCTGCATCAATCCTTCGAGGCTTCTCAGATCTCCAAGGAACTCTTCAACACGCCCACGACCATAGTCTTCCCCATCAACAACGTTGAAGCGAAGCGGGAGCCAGGGGTTGATATTCTTCGGTGAGTTTGATTCGGAGCCAGGCAGGATCTTGCCATCTACCTCTTGATGCCAACGCCACTGACCATCCTTGAGCTTGACCCAGGTGTAAACCGTGGCTTCTTCGGTATCAGAAACTCCGGCAACTCCAAACTTAGGACCATCCTCTCCAGGAGAGTTTGAATCCTGTTCATCCAGCAGGGGCTTCTGAAACTCCTTGGGCAGGAGTGACCTGTGAATAATCTCTCTAGTTAGGATCTCGATGGGGTTACCATCTCCGTCCCTGTAAATTACATATCGGTCTAACGGATAGACACGAAGGGCTTTCTTCCCTGCAAATACAAGAGCATTGCCGGTGACGATCAGATGCTTCATCGCTGTATGCAGAATGATCCTGTCGGATGACTCTGCAATCTGCTGCATGATCATTCTCTCCATCTTTGCCAGAGAGAGATCAATCTCAGAGCGAATCTGTGGGGTAACCTCTGGAATGGAGGCCACCTCTGCATCATTGATCTGCAGCTTAAAGAAGCTGGTGTTGACTGGGAAGAGGCTGAGCATCAGCTTTGATGCCAGCACGTTGACGCCCTTAGCCCCTACTGATTGCCAGGGGACGATCAGCGGTCCGCCAGTTGCCAACCCCTCTTCTGTCAGAAGATAGGGAAGGGTCAGGCGGGCTGCTTCTCGTCCAGCATCCAGAAAGGACTGCCTATCCGTTGCCAGAAACTGATAACGGGCTTGGGCTTGTTCTTTCATTTCTACTTAGGAATGTTGAGTCCTGTGGACCCAGTTGATCCGGTGGGTGTGGATCCAATTGCTTCCTGACCACCCAGGGGAATCCTCAGAGCCGAGGTACCACCGCTGGCCTGCTGCAGCTCTTGACGTTGTGACTTGCGGCGCTTGACGATGGCGTTGTCTTGGCCTGCCATCTGTCCCTGTACCAGAGTCGGAGGGGGTGCCTGGGGATCCACCCGATCAAACATCGGGGGAAGTGGAGCTGCGGGGGTGGGGGCAACAGCCTGGGGCTGAGGGGCCATCACGGGAGGGGTTGGTGCCTGCTGTGGTGTGGGAAGCGGTTCAGGTTTGGGCAGAGGTGCCGGAGCTGGCATCTCTGGCATCGATGGCATTGAAGGTGTACACATTGTTAGTTTTCTAGCTTTTGTGAAAGGTATTCAACAACGGATCTTTGTCCTGATCGAAACATGATCTCAGAGATGGTGCTAATAGGTGTGGGCAGGAAGGATGGAAAAAGGGAGTCAAGTTCTTCAATAAGCTTTTCTAGAACCTGCTCCCCTTCAAACACATCCTTTGCGGATAGCTCATCCATATGCAGGGAGGTTTACGTTTGATGCCTCAAAGAAAGCTGGCATCCTTGCTCGTTGTGTTTCGGCTAGACCTTCGGCTTTACCTTTCAGATAAAGAGAATCAGACTGCTTAATCCAGAAGTCCTTATCTAGCCATTTGTTTTCACTACTGACCAGCTCATCCATCACCCATGCCACAGTGGCCCGGCGAAGACGATTCAGGTTCTCTGTTGATTTAATTCCCAGGTCGTGGCAGACCATGCCGTGAATGGCAACGTGGGTCTGCTCATCACGGCTAATGTCTGCTGCCAGGGTCCTGATGCCTACATCCCCGTTGAACCGGAAGAACGGGAGCAGAACAAAGAAGACAGACCTTTCCAGGATGGAAGCCTTAAGGATCGGATGCTCAGGGGCATCCAGCCATGCCTGTTTAATCCGTTGTGCTTCTTTCTCTGCCTTTGCATCACTACCATGAGCAGCAATAACATAGTTCAGACCCAGATCATGTTTATCCTCGTCTGCCTGATTTGACATCAGCGCTTCAATAACCCCAGGTTTGTTAGGGAGTTCCTTGTCCAGACCTTGTTGGAGAAATGACTTAACAGGAAGCTCAAGGCAGCGGAGTGCCAGGGCCCGCTGCAGGGTTGCTTCTGATCCTGGGGCTACTTCTCCTTTGTCAACAGCGACTGGAGTCCATTTACGTTTTCTAGCTACTACTTCTAAATACTTCGACATTACTCGGCGCAAGATACACAGAACTCATCATCTTCTGCAAATGAGAAGATTTCCTTGTAGTCGTCATCCAAGATTGCTGCTGCATCATCCTTGCGGAGAGTGTCAGGCATGACTTGGAGGGCGTAATAAAGAGAGGTCTGAGGTGACTCAAGCCACTCTTGAATGAATGCGTTGTCATAGGTGACAACATCAGACCAGCTATTAAAACTGTACCCGTGCAGCAGACCCGTAGAGTCAAGCAATCTCAAGATGCCATCAGCAACGGACTTGTAGGCCTTCCAGCCGACCTCTGCTGCAATCTCCACCGGACCATAGTCAAAACTCTGCACACCAAAAGTCCCTGAATCTCTATCGACTTCTCGTGCAATTGGTGGGGCAATCTCTGGGCAGCATGTGTATCCATCCAGATCTGTGTAGCGGTAGCTGCATGAGGCTGTTGGAGCGATGGCAAAGGCCCTATCCATATTGTTGGCTTTAGCTACCTGTGCTGCCTGCTCAATGCCGTTCCTCAGTTCAAGAGCTAGTACGTAGGCTGAGTTGTACTCTTCTTTGTATTCATTGGTGACGACATCTTCCAATGCCACTCCAAAGTCTTCGTAGGTGACTCCATATCGTCTGAGCAGATTCGCCAGTCCCAGGATGCCTAGCCCAACCTGTCGGTCATCTTCAGGGCTTAGGTATTCCCCACTCATCCCAACGCCAGTACGAGCGTGAAGGGAGCACAGCTCAGACATCCCAGCAACAAATGCTGGAGCAATATCACCAACTTCACAGGCGCCTAGGTTGATATGTTGTAGCAGGCAGGTCCCCCGAGAAGGGAGAAAAACCTCCAGGCAGACATTGCCGTAGATCCGGTTTCCTTTATTGTCGTGGCGAATCTTTGTCAGCCAGATATCTCCGCTATGTATGCCTCGCAGGATTGCTTGCTGAACTACTTCATCAGTAGCATTCCACTTCTCCTGGTCTACGTTGATACAACGCTTGACCCAAGGCAGCTCCGCTCTTGACACATTGACAAAATCAAGAACATCTGGATGGTCAATATCAAGGTGAAGTACACAAGCACCATTCTTGTAAACTCCACCCCTTCTGAGAATCTCATTCAATGATGAGTAGATCTTTCCAAAGGAAACTGGACCGCTGGACACAAGACCCTTGCCGTTCTCGTAGCCCTTAGGGCGAAGCTTTGATAGGTGTACGGCTACGCCTGCTCCATAGCGCAGTGCATGGGATACAAACCTCCAACTGGCTTCAATCCCATTTGGACCTTCCATCGAGTCATCAACCACAAACACTGTGCAGCTAACGGGAAGGCGGGCCTCTGGATTGTCAATCCAGGACTGAACACGGCCCGTTCGGGCAATTGTTTCGGCAGTTGACTTCATTAGATTAAATCTTCTAGAAATGGTGGTTCGTAGTTTGGACCCTTAAGCACCTTGCCTCGCTCATCTTTGACTGGCTTCCCATCTACGAGCTTGGACATATTGCTTCGATGTACTCTTGCCAGAGCTTCGTCGAGTTCCCACCCAGCAGCAGCAGCAAACTGGAAGCAAACGTACACAAGATCCGCAAGTTCTTTAAGGGCATCCTCTCTAGCCCTAAGGTTTGAAAGATCCTCAGTGCATTTTTCGTATGCATAGAAGAACTCGTTGCTCTCTTCAAATATGAGATCTGATTGAATGTCAAGAACGTCTGAGCTAAAGTGCGATGTTGGTTGACTCATGGCCAACCGAAATTGAAGTGCTTGGCCTAGCAGGTCAGGAACGTTGGTCATTGGTTACGAGAGCCCGAAACAAGTTGAATCTTTTTGTCGATGTACGCCTTTGCCTTTAGAAGGTCGTCAATCTCTTCTTCGTATTTTTTATGACCTGCTCTGCAGATGTACTTGACTACATTGCCCAAGAAGTAGTCCAGCTTTTGATCTGCAATAAAGTTCCAGACTTCTATGCTTCCTCGTTGATAGTGGTCAGGTGAGTACTTGCTCATGTTTGGTGTATGGTGGTGAATCGATCAGTTCGTCTTCAATCTTCTGCAGCAAAGATTGCATAAAAGGTTTCCACACTATGTCTCCATAGGGTGCATACATCTTTCGTGCATACAGTGTGTTCCTTATTAGCAATAGCTCTTTGTCAGTCAGCTTCATCAACCCCAAGCTCCTTCCTGAGTTCTTCTGCCATCCTCATGTACTTCTTCATGTCAGTTTTCATGAAGTAAATATCCCATTCCAGCTTTAGCCTCATTGGAACTTTCCTTATCTCCAGCCAGAGTCTCTTCAATTGAAGGTCAAAGAAGTAAACAAAGTTGAAGTCAAGGATTATTAGCCCAGCTACGACCGCTGTGATTGTTATGTATGTGATGTTCATGGAGTAATGAGTATTGGCTCTTGCTTGTCCGAATCCCAGTCAGATGCTTGCAGGATTCGTGCAAGACGAAGGGTCTTGAGTGCATCGTCTGCTGTCTTTCCTGCGGCTTGGTAGGTTTCGACAACTGCAGGCCAGTAATCTCCCCCTTTAACCTTGTTCAGGATTAAGTCAGCCTTCTTTGGGCCTACACCTGGGCAGCCGCCATAGCCATCGGTTTGATCACCTGTCAAGCACTGTTCAAAGAGTTTTCTACGAGCCGCTTCGGGGCTCTGATTAAACTCATCTTTGAGGTTGTACAGCCTCACAGGAAGCTGTTCCATGTCCTTGTCTGGACTGATCACAACGAAGCTCTCAAAGCTTTGATTCGTTGAGAGAATGCCAATCACATCATCAGCTTCCAGACCAGGCTTCATGACTGATTCGTATTCAGACATTGCCCACTGCTTCAACTTCAGGTAGCCAGCAGGCTTTCGCTTGATACGGTTTCCCTTGTAGGTTGGTTCGATCTGCTTTCTAAAGTTCACCCTATCGGTGAAAGCAAGCAAGATGTCTTTGCTGTCAAACCTTTCTTGTAGGTTCTTCAGCTCTGATCTGACAATCCTTTTGGCTTCTGTGAAGTTGCCAACAATGACAGTCAGCTCTTCGTTGTACTCGTGCTCTTCCTCCGTTGCGGAGGCGGCTCGATACACAAAGAAGTCACAGTCAACTAATAACTTTGGTGGTTTCACTTGGTTGAGTGGAATTGATGAGGTAATGAATGGCGGTCATCATGAGTGCTGGGTCATCGTTAAACTTGCCGAACCCAAGGTTGCATGAGTCACACACGTAGCCCCGAAA